TCATACCTGCTATCTCTGGTATGTTTTCTTCAAACTTATAAACTCTTTGTTCATGATTACCAAAAGTAACGTGTCTTGGTATTCTATCATTATCAATATATTTATCCAATAAATCTATAGAAGATCTTAATGATTCTATATCAACCATAAACGCATCTTTAAGTTTACCAGCTTGTGTATGGTTTTTTTGAAAAAAACTTAAGCTATCAAAAGAAGCCCAATCACCTATTTGAATTATATAATCTGGTTTTACAGATTTAATATATCTACCAATCCATTCAAATCTATCTTGTTTAATATGAGGAGAATCATGAGCATCTCCAATAACAATTATTCTATGACCTTTAAACACTATCTACTTCCTTACAAACAAACTTAGTAGCTAACTTAATATAATTAATATCATCTATACTTTGTTGTGTAAGAAATGTTATAGAATAATTATATGCTGCTACAACGCACTCATTCCAATCTTTATACAAAATTGATTTTTGTATTGGAGCTGCACATTCATTTGTTGCAAAAGAACACACCCATATAATTAGGGCATATTTCATTTGAAATTTAAATAGCCTATAATTGTTGCTGCTAGTCCACCTAAAAAAACTAATACAGCTACTATTCCTTTTCCTTTAGATACACTATCAGATAATGAATCTACTTTTTTTTCTAATCTTTGAATTGAATCTATAAGATTCTTCATTCTTTCTGCGCAAAGTTTTTCATGAGAAGAAAGTCTAATACCAACACTTTGTTCAGCAAGAGAAGATATGGCTTTCTTTTTTCTAGGCATTATGGTTTAGTAGGAAAAACTACAGCTTCAACATCAGCAACAGTAGTTAAACCATTTGTTATATCTCTTAAAGATTGTCTATAAGTTGTCATTTCTGCACTCATAGTATTATCAGATAACGCAAGGTAATCTGTATCTGCTAATAGATTATTTCTTTTGGCTCTTAAATCTTCCATAGCTCTATCAAATTCAACAATAGGAAATTGTGCTTGTATGTCAGCTACTGGTATAGGTGTTGTTCCATTTTCCCAAACAATAGTATTAATATCATTATTACTAACAGACACTTCTGCGTTTGGATTTATTTTAAGTATTGCTTTTATTACATTTGTCATAATTTATCCTGCTATTTCGTATGCTGTTATTGAACCTTTGACTTGATATTCATTAAGATAAATAGTTCCACTATCATTTCTTCTTATATAAACTTGATATGTTACTTGTGAAGTAGTATTTGGACTATCTAATATTGTCATATTACTTGAACTGATTAAATTTACCGAAGATGTAAATCCTTGACATAATCCTTGACCTGTAGAACCACCACCATCTAAATTTGTACTATCTCTATATATGGTTGTTCTCCATCTTTGATTACCTGAATCTGTGTAACAAGTTCCACTTGTAACTATAAAAATTTTATTTGAAGTAGAACTTGGAGTTATATTAACTGCCATTGTATTTCCAGCAGTTACAAATGAACTAGATGTTGTACTTCTTACTGTACTATCTGTAGCAGATACAACTTGCAAAACCTTACCACCTACACCACTAGCCAATGCGTTAGCATCTACAATACCATTAGGTAATGCTGTTACACTAGATAAAGAATTATTATTTAAAGTTATTATTGCCATATTATACTCCGTATCTTATTTTTTTATCTAATTGTTTTTTAGCTTCCCAAGCATCTTTAACTTCTTGTGTCCAATGTTGATTTGCTAAATCTTTTATTTGTTGTGTTTCATTATTAATATCCATATCAGGTGTTAATACTTTTCTAGTATTTCCATCTTTAATATTAATATGTTTAAATTCGCTAACTATTTTAATTTCCATAATTACTCCTTAATCTGTCCAAAAAGCTATTGAACATCTAGCATTACCTGTATTTGTATTATTAACTTTACAAAATCCTGTTCCATTAACTGTTGTTCTTTTAAATGTAAGTGAAACAGTAGTATCGCTTGAACCTAGTTCTTGAAATAAATAACCATCTGTAAAATCAGTTCCACTATAACGACCAGATAAATTATATCCAGCAACTACACTATGACTTGAATTGTCTGCAGAAGTTGTAGCTGGTGTAGTCCAATTAAAAAATAAAAAATCTGTACTAGCACTTAATCCAAGTGTTTCTGCTTTAATCAGAGGTATACTACAAAAATAAAATTTACCTGTTTTAATATAATTTCCTGTAACTGTTCCAGTAGCATCAGGTGATGTATTAGATAAATTTGTTGAATAGTTTATTGTTGAAGTCCAAGTTCCTGTTTCTTGTGAAACTCCAGCACTAGCAAAAGTATTATCTCCTCTTAAAAAGGTTGTACTATCTTTAGTTCCTGTTGCTGTTAATTTTGCAAGTGAAACTGTATTATCTGATGGAACTCCTAAGTCTAATACATTACCTAGTATCATTACAAAGTCTATGACATCACCAGTAGATAGAGCTGATGCAAAAGTTATTGTTGAACCAGATACAGTAAATGAATCTGTTGGAGATTGCAAAATTCCATTTAAACTAACCAGCATATGATTCTCAGATTGTGGAGATACATTACTACCCCCTACTTGTAAGGTGTATGCAGCTTGACCATTAACTACAGATATAGCATCACACTTCTGAAAGTTTCCTATTACTGGTTGTTTTCCTATATATGCCATTTATTAACTCTTAGGGTTATTATCTTTTATACCTTGTATTCTAGTTTTCCAAGCCTCAATGTCATGGTAGATTTCATCTAACTGATCTCCCCAAGAACCATATTGGCTTACTCTTGTTGCATCTACTTGAGCATTAGCTTCAGCAGTATTTGCAACAGTTTCATATGATGCTAGTTGTGCGTCAGTTGGTTGTGCAATATTCAAATTCCATGATGCAATAAATGCACCATTGCCATCTGAATTGTCTTGCAACATAACATCACTTGTAAAATCTACATTAGCTATTCCATTAGCTTTGCAGTATTCTTTTATTTTGTTACTTAATTGTGCCATAGTTTTACCTCCTTATTCTATAATTTTATATCCAAAGAAAAATGAATCATTTACTCCAGAAAAAACTTGTCTTGTTCCACTATCATTGTGTTTGACATAACAAACAAAATAATCTCCAGCAGAAAAATTTTTAACTATTGAACCATTAGTAGTAGTAAAAGCATCTCCATTACTAGAGTTATCCCATTCAAGATATGTACTATCATTAACTTTAATAATTGCTCTAAAACTATTGCCAGAAAAATTATTTTTTCTTAATTTTAAATTTAAAAACCATTTACCACCTTGACCACTAGGAATTGTATATATGTAAGTTGAAGTATTAAAACCACTAGCAGTATCGTATAAAACAGAATTAAAATTAACTTTAGTTTCAACATTACTATCAATAGATAAATTAGCATTTTGATATACTAAAAAATTAGGAGTATTAGTTCCTCCAGCACCAGTAATCGTACCAGTAAATGCAAAGTCGTCTGCTAGGTTAAGACTTTCAGATTGTATTTTTGTTATTGCCATAATTTAATTTCCTTATTCTATAATTTTGTATGCACCGAAAAATGATCTATCTCCTGCTGCATCTCCATTTAAACCTATAGTGCCAGATACGGTTAAACCATAAACATAAACTTCAAAATAATCTGTAGTTCCATTTGCTTCTACTACAGCAGATAAAGTTAGACCCCAACTATTTCCATAATTTGCGGCTGGATTAAAATGTACATTTCTAGAATAAGCACCGTTTTTATATAAAGATAAAAATGTAGAAGATAAATTACTATTTCCACCACTACTATTTATTCTACAATTAAAATAAAAATGATATTTACCAGCTACATTAGGTGTAAATCTATAATTAGTCGTATTGTCATATAAACTATCAGTATCAAAATGTTTTGTATCAAATTGAATTTTTGTAAGTGTGCCAGATGAAATACCAGTTTGATCTACTGATAAATAAGCAGAAAAAGCTGGAGTGTTAGCACCACCAGCAGCTACCCAAGAATTATCTCCTCTTAAAAATGTAGATGAACTTGGAGTACCAGTAGCAGATAGCTGAGATATTCCAACAGAACCATTTGGAGGATTTACTGTTTGAACAGCTTTACCTAAAAACACACAGTACATATCATCTGATGCAGATGTAGCACTTGTTAAAGTTAAACTTGTACCAGATGCAGTATAAGCAGTTGTAGGTTCTTGTCTTACAAAGTTTATAAATAATGCTAATTCATTTTCGTTAGCTACAGGTTGGTCAAGTGTGTAAGATGTAGTCGCACTTGTAGTAAAGTCTTGTTTAGCAAAACTTGTGTAACTTAATGCTGGTTGATTTCCAATGAAAGGCATTAACTAAAATCTCCTATGTACTTATTGCGTCTACTGTTGATACCCAAACATCTAATGATGAAGCTGTATCTGATTGAACATAAATTCTATCACCAGATTGAACTACAAATTTAGCACCACCATCTAATACTTGTAATGCTGATCCACTTGGTATTGGTGCATCTTTAATTAGATAGATGTCGTTAGCACCATCATTAATATATACAGATGCAACTACAGCAGAAGCTGTAACATTTGCAACTGATATACCAACAATAGTATCATAACTATCAAATGCTGCACCACTAGGTATAGCAGTAGCACTTGTGCCTACATTGTTGCTTGTATATCTTCTAAAGTTTTGTGCCATATTACTCCTTTATTATAATGCAATCGCCATGGCTATAGCGAATCCATTTGTTGCTAAATTGGAAGTATCAGTAGCTTCAATGTTTGTCCACGCACTTCCATCATAAAATTTTAATCTATTATCAGTAGAATTATAAAATAAATCACCTTCATCTAAAGATGAAACAGGATTTGTACTACCAATTCTATAAATATTTGCAAATGAATTAACAGATGCAATATTACTAGCTACTGTTCCAATATTGTTAGATCCAGATAAATCGGTTGCTACAGTACCTATTGTATTACTACCAGAAAGATCTGTTGAAACTGTTTGAATATCAGATAAATTTGTATTAACATTACTAATTATACTTAAATTTGTATTTACATTAGAAATAACAGCTATATTTGTATTAACATTGTTTATTGCTGCTATATTTGTTGCTACTGTTCCAATGTTATTAGACCCAGATAAATCTGATGCAACAGTTCCAATTGTGTTAGATCCACCAAGATCATTAGCAATAGCTGTAATATTTGCATTAGCTCCAGCAACAGTAGAAATATTATTAGTTGGAGATATTTGACCAGCAACTAAAGTTATATTAGCAATATTTGTAGCATTACCAACTGTATTTACATCTGTAATATTATTAGCAACTGTATCAATTTCAGAAACAGCTTCATTTAAATCATCGGCTACAGTTTCTACTTCTGATATAGCTTCATTAAGATCGTTAGCTACTGTTATTACATCAGCAATATTTGTTGCTACCGTATTTACTGAAGCAATATTTGTAGCAACAGTACCAATATCTGTTACATCATTTGCAACTGTTGTAACATTAGCAGCTATACCACTAACTGTAGTTACATCATTAGCTATTCCTGCAATTGTAGTAATATCAGTTATGTCTTGAGCAAACTCTAATCCTGTACCTGCACTATTAACAGATAAAACTTTATTAGCAGATAAGTTTGGAAATGTAATATTAAATGTATTTGAAGTAGTAGCAGCAGCTTTTGGAGAGAATTTTAAATCTCTTTCTAATTGCTGAGCCATAGCAATAATTTTATCTAATTCAGTATTAAGTGAGTTGATTTGAAAAGCTCCAGATGTTGGAAAGTCTGTAGTTCTTTCAATAGCTAAATCTCTATAAATTGTAATAATATCATTTAATGTTGCACCAGATCCACCTAGTGTAATAGATCCACCACCAGTTTGTCCTGCTCCAGATACCGAATATTCTGATGCTGTACTTGGTGATGCAGCAAAAGTTAATTGTGTTGTACCATTAAATACTTTTAAATCTGCATTAGCAAAAAATTCAAATGGAACAGTAAAGCTAGTCTGTCCAGCTGTTGCAGTATATTGAACTCGAGGTTCTGTATCAGATATAATTATAGCCATTAACGAAGTCCTTTTTCTATGTCATCAAATAACCAGTCAGTATACCATACATTTTGAAGTGGTATTAATCTACGCACATTACGAGCCGTATAGTGATTGTACTGATTAGATCCTACGTCATATAAAATATCAAATACATTATAAATTTGTCCTGCTGATGGGCCCAATAATCCTACTTTAGATTTCATTGATGAACCATATGGTTTACCTTCTCCAAGTAATGGGCCAATACCAATTCTATTATCTGTAAGAGCTTCAATAGATCTATTAACATCTGTATAGATTCCTGCTAATCCAGATCTATCAAAACCATTTAGTAATTTTTGTGTAAGAGATAATTTAGAATAATCTTTATCAAATCTAAACTCATGATAAATTGCATCTATCATCATACCAGAACCTAATAATAAAAAAGATCCAAATAAAAAATCCATATCTTTTTCTTGCATACCTCTCATCAACATTCTTTGATTAGCTGCCATAGCAAATTTTTTAAACTGAGCAATTGTAGATCCTAACTCATAAGACATCCATAAAGGAGTATCTCCTTTGCCTGGAGTTACAATTGTAATATTAATATCTTTATTAAGAGCTGCACCAAAAGCTTGTTTGGCAGCATCATCTGTCCATTCAGCTGTATTAGCCATAAAGTTATGTTCTAATTTAGTACCATGTTTTTCAAACTCATTAGCAATTCTTTTTGCCATTTGCTCATCAATACCAGATGAAGCTAAAGCAGTTTTCCATTTATTACTTAATGTTTGACCTTTAGACCATTTAATAGAATCTTCTAATATTCTTGATCCAATAGTAACAGAAGCTGCTGCTTTCATAAATTCTGTCCATCTAGACATCATATTAATATACATAAAATTAAAATTTGCTGCTTTACCTAAAGCACCTTCTACTTTAGATCCCATTCCAAACATATCTCCAATATCAGAAAATAACATAGCTCTTTGACCTGTAATCATGTCAACAGCTTCAGCAAATGAATTAGCTTCTTTTTTACCTAATTTAAAAATACCTAAACCATTTTTACCAGATAACATATCTCCATACATTTCAAATTGAGTTTTAAATCCTCTTTCAATACCAGAAGTCATAACTGTTCTAGCTACATCAGATACAGCTGCCATAAATCCAGTAAGCATAGTAAGAGCATTATAATACTTCATTCCTCTCATAGCTCTAGAAGTCCAATGATGAGGATTAGCAGGTAATCCAAAAGTACCTCTAACAAGTTCAACAGATGATTCTAAATCTTCTAATACTTGATTACGTTCTTTAACAAGTTTTAATTTTTGTTCTTTACTACTAGCTAAATTAATTCTTTTATTATATTCAC